ACGGTTACGACATACAAGGGCATGGATATATGCTTCTATATGATGTTCAAGAGTTCATTTTAACTTTTTGCCTAGTTGATACCCCCGACCATCTAATTAGTGAATATGACAACTTAGATGTTCACCATGTGAGCGTAGAAATACCTATAGAGGAAAGGGTCACGGAGCTACGTTTTGAACGATCCAAGTACATGGATGAACTAATTGAATACAAGTGTAAAGAGGCGCAAAGGTACGCTATTTGGTATAACCAACAAATTGACAACAAAAAGCATTAAAATGGCTAAGTACGACGGAACAAACCCAGTAGACATTCAGAAGGCTAAAAAACGCGTAGAATCTCTTATCAAAAATCGAAAATTCTTCGAAATAAGAGAAATTACAGATAAAAGCCTCAGTCAAAACAACTACTTTCATTTGATAGTATCTTATTTCGCTGCTCTTTGCGGTTACTCTATGTACCATGCAAAACAGGTTATCGTAAAAGAACAAATTTGCCCTGATATTTTCATGGAAGAAAGATTCAGCGAAACTACTGGAGAAGCTTACAGTCACAAACGAAGTTTTGCAGACTTGACGAAGGAAGAAGCAAGTACATGCATTGAGACTTTTATCAGTTATGTGTGGGAACACATGGACGTACATTTGCCAAGACCAGAGGATTTAATATACCTGCGAGAAGCCCAAAAAGAGGTTGACCGTTGCGAAACTTTTTTAGTGTAAAAAAATATAATTAACCCATTAAAACAAAAAATATGAACGCGCCAGACATAACAAAAAGCAATGATTTCAAAGCGTACTTTTGCCAAAAACAACAACGACATATTTGGGTGTTAGGTTACTTCGGTGGTGGAAGTATAAACTTTATTCGATATAAAGAAATAGCAGAGTTTTTTGCCCATAAAGCAAAAGTCCCTATTGAGACTATCGAAATGGATGAAATTTTCAAATCAAGACGATTCAAAGGTTTTAAGTTTATATTTAGTACACACGATTATCAGGAGCCTATAAAAGCCTATGGCGAAAAATGCGATGATGTATTTAAATGGCTTAACGATTAACCAAAACAACCAAACTAAAATGAAAAAGAAACTAGAATTCAAAGACATTGCAAGGTTCTTGCCATATGGGCTGAACTTCGCCATCAAAAACAAAGAAATATTAGCCGATGCTTGGGCAGATAGAGGAGGGAATACTTTATACACAAATGAACTAGAAGGAGGCAACCAAGACGCAATTGATTTATCAAATTCAAAGTGGAGTTTAGATAAAGATTGTTTCACAATTAAACTTTCAGACCCTTATCCAGGCGAATATGAGTTTCATTGCTTATACAATAACCTAGGCGATAGCTCCCTAAATGTAGGTTTTTCTGAAGTGCTTCCTTTGCTTCGCCCAGAATCAGCCCTAATTGAAGAAATAGAGCACAACAATAAAAAGATTATTCCTCTTGTAGAAATAGCCAAAATAGCTTTTCCAAGTCGTACTTATAGATACGCTCAGAGTATTAGTGATTCTTTGTATAATTTGAGTGTTGTAAACACTTTAACCAATACCACCGAAGGTATTCTATATTATAAAAAAGGTTCTTTTTGGTACGACACTAAATTGTCCAGTCATATTATATGGGGGCAACAGCAAATAAACCAGCTCCTAGAAGAACTCCTAATAGACACCAGAGGACTAATATCTCAAGGACTCGCTAAAGAATTGTAAAAATGAATGTAGTACACAAACAAGATTACAATTCCCAACGTAAATATAAACTATGAAACCAATAAACACACTCAGCCTGTTCAATGGCATGAACTGTATAGGGCTAGCACTTAAAAAAATGGGAATCTCATTCAACCTTTATGCATCCGAAATAGATAAGCATGCAAACAAAGTTTCAAGCGCCTTGTTTCCTGATACAGTAAATTTAGGTTGTGTTATATGGGTTCGTCGTGCTATCTGTTGGAAAGATCATACTATTTATAAGTTTTTGAATTCTCCTATTATTTCAAAGGCCAACAAAGACAAGTTCAACAAATTACTATTCTTGCGCCAAATAAACTTTGATTTAGTAGTAGGCGGTAGCCCATGCCAAGGGTTCAGCTTTGCAGGGAAGCAACTCAACTTTAAAGACCCTAGATCAAAACTATTTTTTGAGTTCGTGAAGATTCTAGACAAAATAAGAGAAAAGAACCCTAAAGTAAAGTTCCTTTTAGAAAATGTAAAAATGAAAAAGGAATTCCAAAAGATTATATCTAAATGCATGGGTGTAGAACCTATCGAAATTAATTCTGCTTTGGTGTCTGCACAGAATAGAAAACGCTTGTACTGGACGAATCTCACACCAATGTTTAAGAAGACTTTATTTGGTTTGCCATCTCCAATGATACCGCAACCAAAGGACAAGGGTATACTATTAAAAGACATTTTGCAAACAGATGTAGACGATAAGTATTACATAGGAGAAAAACAAAAAGATTTCATTCTTAATTCTGAACGGCTAAAGAAAAAATACACGCAAGTTAATGGAGAGAAAGCTTTAACTATGAGAGCTCGCCAATTTGCGAACTGGAATGGAAACTATGTTTGTGCTCGTCAAGTAGGAAGAAAGCTTATAGATGGAAAACGTGCCGATGATGCCGACATTAAAGCAAAACAAATGCTTGAGCTAAGAGAAGATAATAAAACTGGGACTTTGACTACAGTCCAAAAGGATAATCTTATACTTTTGGTTCCAGAGGCCACAAAAAAAGGTTATTGTTTATTCAAAGACGCAAAAATAAGGAGATTAACCCCAAAAGAATGCTGCCACTTACAAACTATAGCGGCTTGGGCAATTGAAATAATACTAAACTGCGGAGTCTCAGACTATCAAATTTATAAAATGCTTGGAAACGGCTGGACGGTTGAAGTTATAATATATTTACTTTCATTTCACTACAAAAACTAACAAAATGAAGACAACATTTTTATCTCTGTGCGTGGTTATAATCGCATTAGTGGTTATGGACATTACAAAACCCCTGAAAGTCAAACAGGGGCAAAAATATAAGCTCAGAACAGGGCAAATTGTAACCGTTACCTTAGTAGAAAAAGACTTGGTTATTTTTAAGGATGGTACCCGTTCTGTTTGTTGGGAATTAGAATCTTTTAAAGAAAATGCTAAAAATTTAGATTAGGATGAATAATACATCAATAATTAAAACAGAATTAACACTCGAAGATATAGTAGTACAGGAACATTGGGAATTATGTGAGACCACTAAAGGGAAAAAGCGAACCCTAATGCTAAAAGAAGAGTTTTTAGCAATCAAGGATAAGCCAATAAAAAAAATGACACTTGAAGAAGTTTCCCATGTAGCCGCTTTATTTTGTGATAACTATACTTTTGTGAAAGGGTCAGACATAGACCGTCTTTTAACATCATTAATTCAAATTCAAGAACTCTTAAACAACATTTATAATGAACCGAAGAAATAAACAACGACTTTTAAATTTATTACAAGATATAGCGTCTATCTTGTGTGCTCCTTTTTACGGATCTTGGCTATTATGGGGAAAATTCAAATACAGCGACTCGATAAATCGGTACACCGTTTTATTTTTCAAAGTGCTGATACTTGTCTTTATTCTTTTTCCTGCTTTTTTAGTAGGCATGCTTTTAATAACAGTATCATACTTAACACGAAGCTTAGGTTTATTTTTAATTTTAAACCCTAACGAAGCTCTTTTTGAACTAAAAGAATTTAGTTTTAGAAGTGGTATAAGAATTCAATAATCAAAGATAAAGAAATTGAAAAGAAAGAGATTACCAGATTGGACCTATTTGCCTGAAACGCTATAAATCAGAAAGCCGCAACCCATCAGATAGGCGCGGCTTTTGTTTTCTCGCATATGGTGAGATCACTTAACTAACTAAAACGAATATCTTAATACCCATTATTACAAGTAGGGCATAAAATCTTACGAGCGGCTTTATATATCAACCAAAAAACTTTTGTGGGGTCAATTGGCTCTCCTGAACTTTCCGGTATATTTATTTCAACATTGATTGGTCCAAAATCTTGATTCATTGTATTGACTCCAACAATCTCTGCTTCATGCAAACCTACAAAATTTTCTTCAGGAATCCAAAAAGATACTTTTGCTTTTACTTCCGAACCTGGTTCTTTAAAGTAAACTGTTGCATAGTTATTTTCTGTTACCGAATAATCAACAATTTCTAATTCTTCTGTAGCCATTTTTATTTTTTTTAGGACAATAAAACATAATCTGTGGGTGATAGCGGCTGATTCCCGTAAATGTCAAGCTGTGGGATAGCTTCGATTAATGCCAATAGAATATAATCAAAGTCAACCTGAAAAAAGTACTTTACGGCTACACTTAACGCAGCAATACTAATAACTGAACAACTAAACCAGTCATGATATTTTTTCAAAGTCTTTATAATAATTTTGCTATCCATACTTCTATTTGTTTATTCTATCTCTAGTCCTTAGCTCGCTTTCTATTTGCTCTCTTAAAATAGGGTCTTTTACGTGTTTCTCCAAAAACTCTTTTAAATCATCTTCACTGTCTTTCATATACATAAAAAACTCTAAGAAAGTTAAAGGTTTAGGTGAATTAATCTTACTCCAATAGTCGTAAATAACCCTAAGCGCGTGAATAGCAATGTCTAAAAGAATCAACCACTCAATGCTTATATTCATTGTCGTAAATTTATGGCTTTTTAAAAAGAAAAACAAGGGTTAGGACGTTGACCCCTATAATATTTATTATTCGTATATTTCTACGGCACAAATGAAATAGCTTGATTGTCCGCGCCAGCCGCTAACAATATTTTTTCGTAAAAATCTTTGTTATTATTAATTATTTGGGGTAAGGTGGTACTTGTAGAACCCATAGGATAAAAATGGATAACAATAGTATCCCCTGTAGCAGGGTAAGCCCCTAACTCTAACTTATCAAAAGGTGAATCACCGTTGTCAAATATTATATATAATTCTCCCGTTTCTGCCGCGCTAGAACCGTTATTTTTTTGTTGAAAATCTCTTATATCGGTGTATCTAACAAAATTCCTCGACAAGGTAGGAACAGGATAAGGTGCTAACAAAGAAGTATTATTTTTTACAAAAAAATGTTCGCTACAAGCGTATACTTCAGCAAATTTTATATCAGCCATATTATTTTTTCAAGTTTATTATTAAAGAATACCTAGATGCACCAGCCGAACCACCAATTCTAAATGTATTTAAATCAACGTTTTTCAAGTACATTTCTCTATTTCTAATTTTAGGGTACTTATTAGTTGGTGAATTAAGTATAGTCTCGCTATTAAATGCGAAATACACATTATTATTGATAGCGCATACAATGATGTCAGCAACACGGTTTTGAGGCGCTAACTTTCCGTCTTCGTCAGTATCTTGAGTAACATTTCTAACAGGGTTACCTGAATACGATAAGCTAAAAGTTGTTTCCAATGGTTCCTTAATACCCTTTAAAATCTGCTGTTGCTGCTCAATCAAAGTTACTAGTTGATGAACCGCACCAGTGGGCAAATTGCTGGTCTTGGGGAAAGAATTATACTCCAAAAGATTGCCAGAATTACCCTCATATATGCCAATAGAGTTAATTTCTACAACTGTATCAAATACAGGCATAAAATAAAGCTGTGTATCGTTTAAAGCACCAAAATAAACCAAACTTTGAGAGTTATTTAAGGCTTTTGCTAATTCTGTTGTATCCACTAAAGATTGGCTAGCGCCTGCGAATGATTTCGCCACGCCATCTATGTTAATTTGCAACTCTACGTATTGAAAAGGAAATTGAACCCAAAATCCACCGTCATCATTCGGTAAGTCTAAAATATAGCCTATGTGCTTTGCTTGGGTTTGTTCGTTTAAAATATCTTGGTTCGATGATGTTGAACCGCCAACAGGTGCAGTGGTAGTTGAAGACTTTTTAAAGGTTGCAAAATAGCTATTTACAACACTAATAGCGCCTAAAGGTGTGCCAGTTTCGTTTTGTAATAAACTCAATGACTCGCTAGTAGATGTTCCCTCTTGGGTGTCCTTTAATTGAACACTTGTTGGCGTGGTAAAGGCATAATCAAAGCTATCTATCGGGATGATAGTCTCATTGCCATTTTTATCTAAAACAATAAAATTACCTCTTTGGAAAATTCTTGTTGCCATATTAACAGTTTGTTTTTCTGTTGTTTTTAAATCTATCAGTGAAAAGCAAATTCACTTTAACCCCTCTTGTTAAAGTTTGGTACTCGCTTCCTTCGTTATCTTGCAATTCTACAGGTAATAACTCAAAATTATAACTATGGTTATTTTTGTTATAATCGCTTACAAAAAGTTCATTTCCTTTTAAAACAAAATCCATTAACTCATCAGCTACACAAACAGGTAAATTCAACCCTTGAAACTTATATTCTTTATTAATAGAAATACTTATTTGCCTATTCTTATAATCTCTAGTGGATAAATTATTTTGTTCGTAACTCCTTTCTGCTCTTCCAAAAAATCCATTAACTCTTAATGATGTTTTATAACCGCTACCTTTGAAATCAACCTCTTTGTCGACAAAAAAACCATCTTGTGTACAATCTATTCTTACTGTATGATTGGCTTTGTCAATGCTAAAAGCCTGCAAAGTAAATGTATTAGTGTAGTAGTCCTGAGGGATTCCCACAAAATTAACCTCCTGTTTTATTTGGTAACTACCCTCTCCAAGAAGAGCCAAAACATTTTTCCACTCCAAGATATAAAAACTTAAATCTGGCTGTGCCCCTCCGAAATCTTGAAAAGTTCCGTATGTGTTGTCGTTCAATAGGTATTCTGTAGCATTTGCAGTGTCCACTAGTTTAAAAACTACACTGCTATTGTTTGTAGGTCTTTTAAAGTAAACGCCCGTAAAATCGTTCTTATAAGGGCTAGAGTCGGTTAAATCTCCAAAAACCTTGGATATATAGCCGCATTTTTTAAAGCCTCTATCTGGAGGAATTGGTAATGGTGGTGTAACTTTTACTGCATAACTTAAAGTTCTTTCGCCAGTTGGACAAATTTCATCATTCCTATTTATCAAGCATTCCTTACACCCTGCATACTCTGTATATGATGTAAGTAACCTTGTTGCTGGTGCGCTAGGTCCTATCTGGAACCAACAATCACAACTGCCATCAATCCTTAGTACATTATTAGTTGGTGTAGCTGTTGGAAATCCAAACACTTCTCTTTTACCAGTCTCACAATTCTCATACTCATATTCTGCAAAAATAGGAGTACAAGCATTTGCACTACTGACAACTAAATCAGGCACATAATCGGTAAAAACACAAACATTATCACCTAAAAAATCCAATTCATATACTCGATTAACATTAACAGGGTTGCCTTGGAAAAATTCGTTGACAAAAACAAATTTTCCGGCCATAGGGTGTAATGTATTCCAACCTAAACAATCAATGTCTGGGTAATTACTTGGGTTGCATGATATAAGTCTATAATTAAATGCCATTATGGTACGTAAGTTTGTATTATCTTAGAGAACATGTTGCTTGTCAAGTCCATTCTCCATAGTAGTGAAGTAATTGGACTAGAAGAAACTATCACCCGTCTAAAATAGAAGTAATTCCCTACTACACAGCCTACCCCCATAGAGGAACCGCCAGAAACAGGCATATTTACAGTATTTACAAGAGAAAATGTTGAATCAAAAATAAATACCTTTGATGAATCCATGACATAAAGCATGTTATTGTAGGTAAAAATATTTCTTATTTGAGTCAAAGAACCCCCTGATATAATTAATGTCTTAATTGTACTTATAGGGTCATAAGCGTAAATATAGGAAACATCGGGAACATCCCTGAAACCGTATATAACTTTATTTTGGAAGTAAACCAAAGGTGCTTCCACTTCGCTACTATCTGGATTTAAATCAACCGTTAACGGATTCAATGTAGTGCCCACAATTTCACTTAAGACCCCTAAAGTATATTCAAACACACCAGAACCAGTATCTATAAAGTTATTCCATCCTGAATTGTCACTTAAGAAACTTGGTCCTATTAATGTGATTGAATTAGTAGATATCTCATATTTGAATACACCACCAAAATTATTATTTCTCCCTAGTCTAGGACTACCATAAATAAATCCATTACTATAATATAAAGGATTCGATATTGTATTAAAATTTGGGCTAGTCGCAATTTGCGAGAACCTATAACCTGTGGTTGTAGATAAACTTATTAGTTTCGTAAAAGTATTGTCGTTTATTGCTATCGAATAAAAATAACCCAAATTATTATCCCCACCCTCATCAGTACAACCAAAGAGTTTTCCTTCAGCATATAAAAGACCAACTCTATTGCTATGTTCAAAATTATAGATAACTTTTGATGTATAGGTTGGATCAGATAAATTCATCTTCCAAATATAACCCAGTCCATTATCTCCTCCTAATCTGCTAGTGCCATAAATGAAACCGTCAAACTCTACAACACTACTCTGTTGCTGTCCTCCTATTTCGAAGGCATCTCTACAGCCTGAACGCCCTGTTATTTTGTAAGCTGTTGCATTTAGTAACTTGTTGGGGTTTATTAAGCATGATGTTTTAATTACAGTAGGGGAAACTAACACTACATTTAGTAGCGAATCACCATTTAAAGGCTCTAGAGGGTTGTCTGGCTCTGGTAGCCAAATATTAGAAAGTTGCCTAAACTCAGACTGTCCTGCACCCTCTCTAACCTCTATCGTGGTTGTAAAATAAACGCTATTCAAATTCGCCCATGTTCCCGTCAATCTATTGTATTCAATCTCTACCCTTACTGGTTCATTGCTTAATATAACACCCAAAGGTAATCCGCTTTCAGCATCAGTACCTCCAGATATTATAGATTGGTCTGATTCTCTTTTATAGGTTACCGTAGTTGTAATATTATCGTTATCATTATAATCTTTGAATAACAATTCCTTTTTATTTTCATACCTAACAGGATTTGAATCTAGTTCAGCATTAGTAAATACATAAAAATACATTCTCCAACCCGAATTAAGCAAATAAGCGTACCAGTCATTACTAAGACCATTATTTTTTAATGTGTTATCGTAAAAATTATTATTAACCTGAAATGGCACGTTAAACCTACTTATCCAATCCTCCCACCTAACTTTGAACCCATAAAAACCAAGAACCCCCTTACTAGAGCCTGAATCTATACTTGGGTAATATTTTGCTGAAATAACATTTTTTGAATTATTCGGAGGTAGCAATCCATACTTAAATCCCCTTGATGCTTCAAAGTTATACTGGCTTACATCTGGGTACTGTGTTAAATCAATTGGATATTTATCTAAAAAGTATTGAAAACCATCAGAACTCCTTTCTATTAAAATGCCATACTCTATACCTGTTATTACTGGAATATCAACAGACACATTAGTGTTAACTAAAAATTCTATTCTTGCTGATATGTCGTCTTCTATTCTAATGTCATTACCGCAAATGCTTGGAGAATCGCTCAAATCTTGTGGATGGGTTAAGAAACCTATTTGCATGCCTTCATATTCTCCAAGAGGCTCTATAAATGTGTCCATTTGGTTAAAATCAACACGTTTGCAAACTCTGTTCGATTTATTAGTAAGTAAATTTTGGTCGCCGACATTGACCCATATTATATAATTCCTATCATCTAAATCACGCTTCTCCATGAAAGCAGTAAACGCAGGATTAGGTGTGAAATCGCATTCAAATGTTATTTCTTGTGGTCCAGTTTGTTGAAATCTTATGTTCTGAGTGTCCATACTCGCTCCATCATTACTAAAACCCTGCCTGTATGATCCATCAATGATATTTGATACATTGAAAACGTCTGATAAGTAACCACCACCAGTATTTATTTTTGTGTTTTCATGAAACGGTGTTTCTAGTTCTTTGTAATCAGCCTCAATAGTTGGGACCCATTGGAAACCGTAAGTGCATTTTGTTTGACCACTAATATTTGCTATACCGTCAATAATTACTTTACATGAAGTAGTATTTTTGTAATCCAGTTGCGATATAATTGTACCATTAGAGTTTTTATACTCTATCGATTTAATTGTAAAATCATCTACACCACCATTGTAGTTTTCATCAAACCAACCTGTAACCCCTAATTGCTTTGTTAGTTTTAAATCGTTAGATATTGATATATTGGGGTTGTTAAAAGTTGGATAAGCTTTTATTATAAAGTTATCGGTCAAGCACTCTTTATCTAATGTTTGCGGTGGGCTTTCGTTCGCTGAAAAAGTGTTTATGTCCTCAAAGAATGAGCTAATCATAAACACCATGTCAATCCTGTATGTGTATGTAGTGTACGTATAAGGAGGGCTACCGCCAGAAGATACACCAAGATAAGTTAAATCGCAACTTTCAATACTCATGCCACTTTGAAGGCCTTGCGCTTCTATTGGTATTGTCTGCCCCAAGGACATCAAGCTAACATCTCTTGCCCTAAAAAATGTATCAGTACCATCAATGAAGCTTCTTAAATTCAAACTATCTGAATCACTATTTCTTAAATGTCCTGGCTGGAAAAATAATTCATCAGGTATTTTGTCTGTAGCAATAAATACACTATGTATTTTGTCATCTGCAAGCTGAACTGGGTAGATGTTTGATACTTGAGCACCACCACCTAAAGTGCCGTTGCTTGAAATCATTTGGCTCCCATTAATACTAACGACTGTACCCGTTACCACATAAACAGAGCTAATACCAGAAGGTATGTTTAAAACAGTCCATTGAACGGTAAAATTATCGCCAACTCCAAAACCTTGTTCCTGCCAAAAACTACCATCAGTTAAGGTGAAAATATTTGGCTCCTCCATGAATAAAGTATTGGATAGGCTAAAATTAATATCTGCAGATATTTGTGCCAAAAAAGACAATTTTTGCCATACACCAACATTCCCCAATAACAAACTTATGTTTTGGTCTTGTGGTCGCTCTATGTGCGTGTATATTCTTTCTTTTATCTTTATTCCCATCACTTATTGGGGTATCTTTCTTTGACTTCTGCTATTAAAACGGTTATTTCTTTATCTATACTAGTGCCTGTTTTCGCTTTTTTTGCTAGCTCCTTTATTTGTATGATTTTCTTTTGAGTATCCTTTAGGTCTTTTCCTTTTAAATTACTGGTCGCCTCAGACAAAGCCTTTGAAACTAAAGATTCTGCTTGTGGAATCATTTCATTAACAACTTTCATTAAATCATTAGCCTGATTAATGGCATCTTTTAATTTATTACTCATATTACAAGAAGTTTATAACAAAATTTTTATCATAAATCCTGTTGACTCTATAACTTATAGTTGCCTCATTCTCCCAAACATTCCATACTAACTTGGATACTTCTGCAGGCTCTCCACTTTGGGTTTCAACTAGATTATTTGCTTCTAAAGATACGAAATCTTTGTAACAAAAAGGTATTTTTTGTTCTTCAAAAATCCAATATTGGTTGTGAATGCCATTTGTGGGTACAAAGCTATTAATAAAGTGATAATTTTCGTATAAATTTTTTGCACTTAATATTTCCCTTTGGTTCTTAGTCAGCTTTTGACCAGACATAACAACAATCTTTCCAGTATTTGTATAATCACTCGATAAATGCAGAACTCCAATTCTATTATTGATTTTACCACTAAGCCCCTTAGGATTGCCTAGCTGCCCTGTTACAGCATCTGCTAGAGTAGCAAAAACTTTCACTACTTCCTCTATAACTGTTAATTTATCCTTCCTAGACGGCAAAGAAAAAGGTATAGCCACCTTTTCAAGACCAGTTAAATTTGTTAATTCTGGATTCTCTGTATTCAATGCGGTAATTTGCGCCTGAAAGCTCAAACCGTCTACATTTTCTAAAGTATTTTGATCCTGTGGGTCAATATTCCAATAGATATTATAATTAGCCCTAAACTCATCAACATTAAAACCGTTGAAATCAATAAACTTTTCTTGGTCTGTGAAAGTGTTAGGAATCACATAAGGGCTTTGTGTTCTGAATTTATCCTTTCTTTCAAAGAAAAGTATTCCGTCTGACAATTTAAAATCAGCATTAAACATCTTTTTTAATTCCCTAATTAAACCGCCAGGCGTATCTATAACGCTGTTTACTTCAGGAACTCCTGTTTGTGTGCTTTGAGATGCCACAAAAGCTCCCTTTTCTTGTTTTTTGGGTGGCATATAGCACCACCTAGCACTGGTCTTATCAAGTTCATCCAACAAAGAACTTTGAAGCGTCAATCCTCTGTAATCACAGAATCTTTGCAATAGTGTTTTTATGGGAATGCCTCTGTGAAACCTCTTCAATGGCATTAGCTCATCAATGATTTGCTCTACTAGCTTTACTAAAGCGAAAACAATTGCCGCTAAATATGCAATTTGAGCAACTAGCTTTAATGCTGCCATTATTATATTACCAATATCATAAGCAGTAACCACACCACCGCCCAAACCAGCACTTACACCAACAACTGGTGTAGCTGCGTCAGTCAAATCTGCTATTCTTCCAGCTAAAGATTTTATATTTTCAATTAGCTCTTTTACTAAGGAATAAGTAGATAAAGCAAGTATTAAAAGCTGCATTCCATCAGGAATAAAATTTATAACATAAGGTATGTCTACAAAATCAGATGTTTTAATAATTCCTATACTTTGTAGGTATCTGAAGCTATCAGCATCGGCAACATCATTTAACCAGTCTGAACCTTGCCTAGTTTGCAAAGAAACGCTAATACCACAGGTATCAAAAAAAGATGGATTCTTTGTGAAATCAATATATAAATCAAAGTTCTTGTAATCACTAAAAGAACCAATTTGTATATTGTATGGCATGCCCTCAAAAACACCTACTCCACCACTTTTCCCACTCAAAAAACGATCCCTAATTAAAGTGCCGTCTTTACCGTTAAAATCCAATGAGCTAACATTAATCATTGCCTGCGCCTTCCTGTCTAACCAATCCATTTCTATCTCTATCAATGGAGGCTTATTTGGTTGACTATTTACAGGATTTACCAAATTGCCATCTGCATAATGCCTTATATCTGTCATAAACGTTTCTTTATTTTCTCGGTCTTAGTCATGCGTGAAGCAACTGTTTTTCTGGTCACCTCTACGACATCCCCAATGATAGATGTAATTGTTTCCTGAACAACTGGTTTCTTTTCAATGGCTTTTCTGGTTTCTCGCAATTCGGTCAACAAACCATCAAGATTAACAATATTACTGTCGCTATGATTGTTCGCACTTACTTCTTTAGTTTGTTGGTTGTAATGTGCAGCACCTAAAGTCATGTAATTAGGTTTTAAGTCTGATATAGATGCTCCTAGAAGAGCATTCTTAACTAAAGTTTCATTGCTCATTGATCCTAGTTGTTTATTTTGTTTTGCTGTAACAACCCGTTCATTGTTATGCAGTATCGCTAATCTTCCTCCTTTTGAATCCATGGGGTTACTCACTGTTCCGGTGTCCTCTGTACCATCATAAAAACTTCCTATAGCTGCCAAAAGCCCTTTCAACACACCAAATTGTTGTAAACCAGTTTGAACAGCGTTTGGATCACCATTCTGAGCCGCTGCAACGGTTAGATTGATTAAGGCTAAAGCCTCTGCTGCTTGTTTAGCTCGTTTCTCTGCCTGTTGCCTTTGTAACTCCTTTTGTGCTAGTTGTTCTTGCTCAAACTTTAAATTGTTTTCCAAGCCTGCTTGTGCTCTCGATTCTGCTCGTTCTACAGCGGTGACCTGAGCGCTTACAGCATCCTCTGCAGCCTTAACCTCTGAATCAAAAACACCTTGAATGGCCTTGGAGGTTTCCTTAGTTATGTTTATAATATCTTTCGATAGTTTCTCTTGCTGTTCCTTTCTATTTTTTAACCTGTCCGCCCTTTGTTTGGATAAAGCTTCTTCTTCTTCTTGAATTGCTTTCTGTTGCCCCTTTAGACCGTCTACAGTAGCCTTATTTAGCTTATCTTGGTCTTTTTTTATTAAAGCCTTGGCAGTATCAACAGATTTTTTTGCCTGCTTTTCTCGCTTTAGGTTAAAATCTGCTATAATATCAAGTTTTCTTTGTTCTGAGGCTTTTAGTTGTGCTTCACTAAGCTGCTGACTTAATGATTCAATTTGTAATAACTCTTTGCCTATCTTTTCTCTAAACTCAATAACCTGTTTAGAGTTCTCACCGTAAAACTCAATTAAAGCCTTTTCTTGTTCCTCCGCTAGTTTGATAAATGAATCTAAATTATCCTGTCTTAGCTTTTGTTCCTCTTTAAACCTTAAATCCTCCAGTTCTAAAGCTCTATCCAAGCGATCCTCTATACTGCCAATTTCTAATTCTGACAATTCTCTTTGTAGCTGTTCAATGGCTTTTAGCCTTTCAGAATAATTATCCTTTAAAGCCTTGGTATTGTCTTTGTTTTTTGATGTATTAATATCAAGGTTTCTTTCATAGGTTTTTAAATCCCCTTGTAAGGCTTGAATTGAAGCATTAGTATCTCCAATTGCTTTGTTGTATAAGAATGTTTCTTTTATCAGATTCTTAAATGGTCCTATTACGTTTTCACCATCCCTTTGTAAATTAACTAAGGTAGATGCTAAGTCGCCCAAACCATTCTCTGCACCATTTAATATTCTTGTTAAGTCCGCTATAGTGCCAAAATTACCAGACAATATATCAGCAAAAGCATTAGAAGCAATCGCGTTTTTGCTTAATTCCTCAGCAAAGTTTTGAAAATCAGAAACAGTAAAGCCAAGAGCCGTTCCTGTGTTTTCTGCGCTTGATTTTATGGCATTGAATGCATCATTTAGGGCAGTAGCCTTGTTTGTAAATATATCAGTCTGGGTTGCTTGCTGTGCTCTTAGCAAGAACGTCTTACTTATAGCCTCATTAACCAAGTCTTGAGCCACTGCTATTTCCTCTTGTAGTGATTTTTCAGTCAATAGATTAGGGAGATATTGACCATATTGCTTATTTATCTGGTCAACAAGTTCTTTTCTTTCTTTGCTGCCTTCGTTAGTGTTGCTAAGAGATGTAAAGAGTTGGTCTACATTTGCCTTCTCTTTTATCATTTCTTTGTTTAAGTCATTTATTGTACTCTCTAGTCCTGCACTCGTAGCTGAGAACTCATCAGCACCTTTATTGATGTCAACAAAAAGACCTACAAAGCTCCTAATTGCATCAGACACAAAAGTTATAGCCGGGGCGAGAACCTTTAATAATTCTACAGAAATCTTAGTCAAAGCATTAGATGTTTCACCTAAAGAACTGTCTAACTCTTCAAGTGATTGGCTGCCTTTTTTATTTTCATCTATTAGGGACTTTACGCCCGTGACCACTTTTCTGAAGAAATCTACAGCCGTTCTACCAATAAATACTCTAGCCGTTGTTTTACCAAGCTTAGACAACGAATCAGTATAATTTCCTACATTCCTTCTAGTATCACCAGTAGCCTTTTCTAAAGCCTTTAGTCTCTTGGTAAGCTCTAGTTTTTGCCTAGAAAGTTGCTTACCTCTTTTCCCGTTCTTAGCCTCTTCTTCTGTCAGTTTCGCCCATTCCGCACTAGCCAAAGATAATTGAGCGCGTAGACTTTTTATTGTGTTGCCTTGCTCATTCTGGATAATAGCCAATTGTTTGGCTCTTGCCACTCTCTCTCGTTGTACTTGTCTTTCTTTTTGTGCTTGTATTAATTCCTCGTTGGTTAATTGCTTACGCTTTTTTTGAGCAATTAAAAGAGCCTCTTTTTTAATCCGTAGCTTTTCTTCAGCCAACTCTAATTTCCTTAAAGCGATTGCTTGTTTTTCAATTTGGGCGGTATCGTTTACATTGATAAACTTTAGACCTTCGTTAAATTCTTTGGCTAATTTCCTAAGCCTAGATTCTAACGAATCAAGATTTGAAAACAAATCATCAAAAACATCTGTTGGTGCTATAATATTATTATAACTAATTATTGCTTTTTCTTCGTCAGCCATTCTTTTTGTTTTTGACTTTAATCCAGTTTTTTAAATGGTAGAAATTCATTATAGACAAATCCCTTACATTTTTATTTGTGTGTTCCTCCATAGAGAGTAACATTAAACCTTGGGCATTTTCATTTTCAACAATAGCGTTATTACTTACATAAACATTCCAATAACTAGGTCGGCTAATCCTTAGCAATTCCAAAGTAGATTCCTTTACAACCTCTTTTGCCTTTTCCTTGTCAATCAAAGCCAAAGAACGAGCCTCCAAATTTGCTAACATGGCAGTATTATAACTTAGATTCGTGCCATAGAAAGTTTCTTTAAAAAAGATTTGAAGCTCATTAAAGATTTTTTTTTTACGCGCTCTGTTTCTCTCTTCATTTCGTCAAATGAAACACCAAATTCATTTAGTTTTTGTATGGTTCTAGTTAGTCCCTCTTCGCTTATATCATCACAAGGTACTCCATCAATGCTCTTCACTTGCACAGCATACGCCATTGATGTCGGAGAAAATTCATTTTTGATCAAAGCAAGTACCATTAGCATATTAGAAAGCTCCTTGAATGCGCTTTCGTTGTCATTAGCAAGAATGTAACCGTTTGCCCTTTTAACTCTTGTTGTCATGTCCTCCCAATTATCGCCCGTTTCCGCAGCCATAGCCATATAGTTATTAAACTTCAGGTATCTTAAAATTGGCGCGGTTTCAATATCATCATAAATAACCACTTTATTATTACTCATCATTACTTATAATACGCTTTATAATATTATTAAATCCTGCTGCACTGTACCCTAAAATAATCAACCTAAAATCCTGCATCCAACACACAAAAGGCAAACACATAAAAAAAGCCAAATGAGACTCCATGCACAATTCACAATCTACTAAATCACTCAAAAAATCCCCTAGACGTTTATGCTTTATACGTCTAACATAGGTTTTTATTGGACAATCGCATTGGTCTAAAGATGTAATCTTATAGATAACTTGGGTAAGCCACCAAAAAAAGAAATAAAAAACTACTAAATTTACCATATTAATCACATTCCTCCTGCATTACTAATTTTATGTTCACTCTAAAATGTTGCAAAGGCGCTTTTTCTATCGTCTCTAGTTCCACACTTAAGCCTCTAAACACTTCTTCAGGACGATAATCTATATTTATTACTTTTGCTTGGTAAAAAGCGCCTAGATTATTCCTCAATACGCTCCTAACTTGTTTTACTAAATTAGCAGTAAACAAATCAGTTTGTAAAAGAGATTCATTTATTAACTCAAGGTTTACACTAAAAATAATAGCCACATTGTAATTCAGAAAGCCATAAGAACCCTGCTGTTGTCCAGTCAACACCTCTTTATCAACTAAAAAAAAGGATTGCCCTTGCTTGTCATTATCTGGCGTTACCGTAAAATACTTAGCTTGGTTACGATCAACACCAAGATACACCTGTGGGTAATTAGAACGCTTTTTATTAGAGTTATCTATATTCCGGTAAGCTCTACCATACGGATGCGTTAACCAAGGCAATCCAGAATCTAAAACACCCTGTAAATCAATTATAGCCCTGTCTATTTCAACAGGGTCTTGCTGAACTGGCAAAGTAGGATTTTGTAAATTATTCATATTACTGATTCTATAATTGAATTAATATTTTCGGTCAATTCTGGCACAATATATTGGTTATAAAACTTTTCAAAATTCATGTCCTGGATACCCAATATAGCCTTACCGTACCTTTTTGTTAAATATGCTGCATAATCAACTTTTGCCAAAATTACCAACTTGTCATCATCTCCAATAAACTGTACACTTTGATAAAAACTCCCTGTGTCATTTAGTGTCACTCTATCGGTAGGCTGTCCCTTTCTCAGCTTTATGGAAATGGTCTTTTTTGTATAACTAGGCTTTATTGTAATACCTTTGCTATCTTGACCTTTGTTGAAAAGTTGATCTTTGTTTTGTATTTCTTTAAGTACACTTGCATTAGAATTTATAACGTCCTTCAATGTAGGATAAATCACATCTTGGATGCTTTGTACTTTATCCCTGACAGAATTAAGTATATCAAAATTAGACTTTGCATAATTACCAAGCCCCATAATTAAAGTGCTTTCGTTGTCGCGCCTTTTCTAGCACAAGGTAGGCACGGATTGTTTTTTACATTCCCCTCATCTAAAGCAATTACTTTGATTGCTCTTTGAACTTGAGCTAAAAATGTTGTTGCTTTGGTTCCGTTATCAGCTTCAAGTGCTCTTAAAGCCATAGGCTGTAAATTCTGTTCTGTGCCGCTGCTTTGGCTGCTGGATGCAATCATTTCCAAAACCCTTAGTGCTACCGTTTTACCTATCGAATCAGCGAAAGAAAGCCTATTATCTTTCCAGAATCTTGTTAAGTTACAAGAAACAGTAATATTGAAGTTAAAGCCGAAATTATTAGTTGAGCAATAAACCATGTCTTCATGCTTAAATAGCTTGCCCACCGCTGGCAAATTAGCACTAGCGACATAAAAAGGCCTCATAGATACATACTTACTAATAGAAGTATAAGCAGCGTTAGATTTTTTATTGCCTCCGCACGACCCACAATATCCATTAATCCAATTCAAGGTTTTAAACTGAATAGCATTTCCAACTAAATCGTCTTGGTAGTAGCCTAAATACCAAACTGCACCACTGTTGTTACTGCCGTCATCGAAATCTATCTTTAAATTTGCGGATGTGTCTACCCATTGAAAACTATAAGCATTAGTACTTGTATAGGTTATGGTTTGCACAGAATCATCTTGTAAGCTATTAAACAAGTATAGGGTTAAGTTTGGTTGAGCCTGTGACAAGTAAAGCCCTATCCTGTTGATAGCGGCTCTAATGCCTTCAGAATCTGATATTGAAAACTGCACACCACAAAACCTACCTTCGTTTGTTATTTCATCGCCTCTTATTACTTGTTGGTAGATAAGATCACTAGATACAATATTTTTACCAGATACGGTTAACTTTTTTTTCTCTGCAACTTTGGTTAAAACTTCATTGCATGCCCCTGTGGTTAATTCATCCAAGTACTGATCTAAGTTCCTGTCCGAAGCTAACATACACTGTATATAATCCAACCTAACTAAAGGGTGAAAGTCTTGATAATATCTTCCACTTTCAGTAATATTCAAGTTGGGATTTAATGGCGGAACATCAGTAGAATTCCAGTGATTCCTGAAACCAACAACTTTTTTAAACTCAGCTATTAATGAATTATCGTACATGCATGTTTATTTTAAAACGGGTGTATTAGTATTGCACCAATACACCCAAAAACCAAAGTGAGATTATATTTAAGGCGCTAAGAAATCAAATTTCTTAATACCTGTGTTTGTTTGTGTGCCAACAAAAGGAGAAAAAATAGCAAGGTTAAAGCCTATTTTCCATTGTTCTTTATAACGTCCGACATCCGAAGGGTTAAGAGTCCTAGCGGTTACATCAGCACAATCAGATTTATACTTGACCATCAAATCAATTCCCAAAAACTCAGATCTAAAAGAACTCCATTCAATTCCAGTTGTAGATCTTTCTCCATTTTTTGAATCTCCATCCAAACGGCTAACATAACCAATACTATTGTCAGGAACAATAAAGCCTGTACTTTGAGTAGTACCACCACTTGTAACAGTAGTTCGTGACGCAGAAAAATTATAATCCTTAAATTGGAACGCTAGGTTAGTGTTATTCGCGCCGCCTTGATTTCCAAAGAATGACACGTAAGAGGGTAATTGGGCGTCGCCAATTACATTTAGGTTTCTCCCTTGATAATCATCCGCGAGCATAATACTACGAACATCATTAAAGAAACGTTGACTAAGATTGTCAGATACTTGTAAAGCATCAGCAGCTAAAGGATAACGCTTACCAACACCAACAAAAGCACTATTGTAAGTAGTGGCTTTAGCAGTATCTACAACGTTATGTATTGCTAATTCTAAGTAATCTGCCAAGGATTCTTCAGCATCAGCCATTTTTCTACCAAATACCTGTGCATAGGTTAATTGGTTTTGCTGAATTTCGGCAGGAATCATATCAATTTCAACGAACTTTTCAATAAAAGTCACATTTAAATACTCTGCACTTGCTTCTAAATCACCAAAGCTACAATCCATTCCCCCGTCTTGAACTGGAGGCTTGTTTTTTAACATTACGGGTATTTTAGTGGCAGGCTTACCCCAACTATTTTTTAACATTTCTTCATTTACCCTATTCGGTAACTGAGACTCTTTGGCGGCATTCAACCAGCCATATTGTTGTCGTCTTAAAACTTCCCAATCCTGTCCAGATGGGTATTCTCCAACGCTTTCCTGTAATAATAAATCAATTATACCTGGCATCTATTCTTTTTTTTTGGGAGTTATCGCATAGGTAACGATTCGTAATCGTGTTGCTTTTTAACAAGTTCCCATTGTTTTGTGAAATCATCTGTTCTAGCAGCCATTCCCTGTAATGATGCTGCTTTTTGGAAAGCAATATACAACTTCTCTTTAGTTGTGTATGCCCCCGTTAATTTAATATTTCCACCTACGATTGTAGAACCTGGGTTTTGCTCTTTACCAGCTCCACCACCTGCGTTAGAATCAACTAAGATTGGCTTGTATAACCTCTCTAGTATTTCTGCTTCATTAGCAGGGGCACGTAAGTCATTTAAGTAAGGAAGCCCTTTATCATCATGATAAATAAAACTTCCATCCTCTTGTTTTTTTGCTGACTGAATCAATTTATCTTTAATCCCTGTTTTGAATGACAAAATAACATCATTATTGTAATTAGGATTGAATTTAAGTTTTGATTCTGCATTCATAAATTTATAATTTATAACATTGCTTCTATTGGTTGAGCGCTCTTTTTCCAATTCCTTTTGCAAATCCTTGTACTCTTTATCCGCTTGCTCTTTAACCGCCTGTAGCATTGTTTTTGCCTCTTCAATCTCTTCTTTAGTAGCTTTTGAAGACTTTGCTTTTAGCTGCAAATCTTCAATAACCCTTTTTGCTGCTGCTGTGCTTTTCTCACCTTCCTTTTTCTCATAACCAAACGCGGCTAGGATTTCATCCACATTTCCGTAAGCCTTGGCTGTAGCTTTATCTGAAGCGTCTTTAATAATGGCTTCTTTGCTATTTGCCAAGTGATTGTTCAAAACAGTTTTACCCGTTTCTGTTTGCATGCTGTAACCTACAATTGCAGACTCTAACTCTGGGTTCTTCATTACAGCTTCTTTTAATTGTTCAATTGTTATTTCCATAATCTTCTCTCGATTATTTTATATTAACTTATAATGTTTCTAAAAATGGCTTAATGTCTTTTTGTCTCAAGTTCAATTGCTTTGCAATGTCTTTGATTGGCACATCTTGATTGTGCAGCTCTTTAATGTCTTCTTTTTGCTCATCCGACAACTCAACTAACTCAGCGCCTTTATCTGTCGCTTTGGTAGGGTCGTGCAATATAATTAATTTATGTGCCCCCGACATACGAAGTGCCGTCTTATCTGAATCCCTAAGAGAGTTCCACGCTTCAACCGTCTTGGTGAATATCTGCATTGATGGGGTGGTCACTCCTGTCATTTGGTTATGATTAATTGTAATTGCACAAAAATTATAGCATCCAGAGTTGTAATCTGGTATTTGTAGTGCTTCTTTAATTTTTAATTGTGGATAATCCTCAATCGCTGCCAGCACTTGAGGATTCTTCGATTGGTTCGCTGTTACTTTCATTTTCTTTTGCATAACTTACTAAAGTGTTATATATTTCCTGTACAATCTCTGCAAAGGTTTTATTTCCATCTTTTACGGCTTGGGATCCAAAATCAGACAAAGCACCATTTTCACGTTCAAATCTCTTGATATAAGAAGTTACATTAGCTTTAATGTCTAAATTAATGCCCGACATAACGCCTTTTTCTTTCTTCGTGTAACAATCCTCTAAAGTGCTATAAGGTGCAGGATTAACGTTGTTCTGGATAATTAAGCTCCTAATCTTATCAGGGTTTGCTTTGTACTTAGTTTCTATAAGTTGTTTGTATAGTTCGTCCAATTCGCTTTCTGGCATGCCTGATTCTTTTGCTGCTAAAAACAAATTTTGTATTTCTCCTTCTGATAATAAAAGCCATTCTGTGCCCCAATTAGCGTATCTGCTCATATCTATATTTAAAGACACTTTTGCTGCCGTTTCGTGTATCCAAACGTCTATATCGTTTAACATTGACGACATGAATAATAACGGTTTTCTAGCACTTTCTATAACAGAACGCACTTGTTCAGAATTCACAGCCTCTTTTTCCATCACTTGGCTGATACCTGTCGTATTCTTCTTTAAAGAAACAATTCGCGCATCTTGTCTTTTTGCTGCATACTCGTTATTCTTAATGTCAGGACTAACAAAGCGCAACATGCCGCTAACATCCTGCTCATCCTTAAATACAGCAGGGTCTATTTCTACTACTGTGCCGGGTCCTATTATCTTACTACTGCTGCACGTTTTACAATCTTCCCATTCCGAATAATTCCCTCCTTCTAGGGGTCGCCTAGTTTTTCCATTCTCACAATGGTCATCTTCGCATATATCCTTGGCTTTTTCTACCGCACTATAGACGCTGTAATGGTCAGCATATCTCAAATAACAATCAAATAGCGTCCAATTCATTAGCAATCCAAAAACTGGCGCAAATGGACTAAATCTATCAAAGCTATTCTGGCTGCTTCTTGGTACACTTAAAAAAGGTCTAGCTGGGCAGAACTTTAATTGATGAGGATTCTTTATTGTTACAGTCCCTGTGTCGCCTAAAACTTCAACTACTCGGTAACTTTCAGCATCATAATACCCAATTCGTTTAACCTTTTTCCCTTCATTATTGATATAGGAAGAGTGGGCGAATTGAATATAATCAACTTCAACGTCAGATCCATCGACAAAAGCTACATCTTGGATGTTTTCATTGTACAGCGTCACTAAATAGGCACGTCCATTCTCATCTTTATCAATCAAAACAAACGTATTTGGTTTGTTTTTAAAGACTTTTCTTCCTATATCTTGTATATAGGAAGGTATTTTCATTTCTCTAAATAATTCCTCTGCTGCTGCCTCTGCGTTTTCATTTTGAAATGAATTCTTAAAATTTGCATTCCTAGAATGGAACACGCGGTTTAAATCTCCTGAAACATCCCTTGTCTCATTCACAATAGGCAACGGGAAAGAAAAAAACTTCAATGTACTTTGGTACTTCTCTTTGTGCAAACGAAGTTCCATAGTCCTTAAAACATCTTTCCAACCTTCCTCTCTCTTTATTTCGTCATGCGTTAAAGCTTCAGTGTATACCCTTAATTGACTCTCGTATATTAATCCATCAGCAACAGCAGCACTAGTCTTTCCGTTCTTGATCTTTTCCAGTAGTTTGCTGTCTGATAATATCGTTGCCATTAAAAATATATTTGCCTTTTAAACTAAAGCTTTTAGTATTGTTTTTTTCTTCCAGCTTGAGCAGCCTTAAAGCATGCTCGAAAGATAATTCTTTTTCAAAACCCTTATCTTTATGAATAAGGGTTATAGTTTTTGGCATTCCCATTAGAATACATTAGGGTTCAACATGTTAAAGTTTGGATTAATAGGGGTTAAATATTCGTCATAATTAGCTTCTAGCTGGAATGTCATAATATTGCTATCCCGGCTGTTCAAGCCTGTGTTATTCTTTGTACCAAGATAAAACTTTTGTAAAGGGAAACCAGTAACTTTATTTCCATCTTTTCTAACCCACAAAGTATTGTCTTGACTAATCCAATAAACCTCTACAGAGCCAATTCCTGCTCCTTGGAAGTAACAATATAGTTTTCTAAAAGCTACAATTTGATCTTTATCTAAGTTATCAAAACGTGCTGTTCCATCTGCTGGATTTGTACCATTAGACAAAGTAGCACCATTTAGAGTGGTATTATCTCCACCTCCTTCAGTCAGCTCTGTCCCCGGCTCAATGCCAGAATCTCCACCAATCAAAGGTGTCCTAATTACCTTAGTTAAGTCTGCTGCTGCCTTTAAAGTATTCCATCCTGTAATGTCTTCGATTACCTCACTAGCAATCGTGACTGGAATGTTATCAGCCGGTGCGGCAGTATCCCAAATAACTTGCCCTCCCACAACAAACAAATATCTTTGAATCTGTAGCATGCCTTTACCACATACAGTATCGGGAATACTTTCTAATTCCGTAGCTGGTGGACAAATTCCACAAGCTGTTAAATAGGTCAATAAATTCATTTTTTCTTTATTTAAACGTATTAAAATACTCTCACCTTTGGTTTAAATAAGTTAACTATAGGTTCACGTTTTTAACCACTACTGTTTGAATGACACCAAGTGAATCTCTAAAGCCTACTTGAAAGTCATATTGACCAACACCTATTGGGTCTGCAAAAAATGATTCCCATAAAAAACTAAAAGTTCTTTTACCATTAATGCAACCTAAATCATTAAGCGTAAACGCCACCGTATTGGGATTTGGTCCAGCTATAACGTTAATAGAAACCGCAACATCAGTAAGGTCACAAGTAAAAGAGTTGTTTAATTCAACTCTTACCTCGTACTCAAAAGTTATACTACCCACTCTTGGGTTCATTATTAAATCAAAATCGGTTGTCAGAGAAGGATAATTAACACCTCCACAGCAATTAAAAGACGGTGGCGGATCAAGATACTCTCTAATAACGTTTAAAATTGTAATCTCTCCAGGAGTTAAGGCAGTTTGGTCTAAATCAAGTCCGTACAATCTAGAAAGATACTGATTAAAACCTGAATCACTAAAAGGCTGTATTTGCCCCGTCTCTAATTGTGCTCTAATATCTGAAATTTCAACAGGTACTGGCAGTGCGGTTATATTCTGCAAAGAACTAAGCAACAAACAAGACTCACTGTCTATTCCTGTAGCAAAAGCACTAGGTTTTAGTTTGTACATTAAACTGCATTTATACTCTAATTTAGAGCAACTTTGAAATAATGTTATTAATACAAATATAGTAAAAAAAAAGTATTTATTCATGATTATTTGAAAACATTTTGAAAAGTCATTATTTTTATTAAGCAGTTATTTCAAATGTCGGGTTGTTATTCCTTGTATTGCATACCTTGTTGCATCCCATGCGTGATTGTTCTTGTCTACTGGGATATTAAGTAGCTTACCTGTCGTTTTATCTTCTTCCCATACATATCCAATCTGTTCGGCTTTTAAATGGATATTATCAACAATGTAAATTGTTCCAAAGCCTTTTATTGCGTTTATTCCTTCAATTATGGAGTTAGGACCTTTTTGCGCTCCTCTTACTTTCCATCGTCCATTTGAAGGAGATTGTAGCTCCTTTATAGTCTTAGGGCTGGCACTGTCAGCAAATATGTATTTACGTTTAGATATGCCCAAATCTTTGAGTTTTTTTGCAATATCTGGGCTAGTTAATCCAGTTTCATAAATGAGTAATTGCAAATATAGATTCCCTTCTGACAACCTTAGTCTAACTAAGGTAGTAGGATCGTTTGTAAATCCAAAATCCATGCCGTAGGCTTCTTTCTTGTACACTTTAGGCATTTCTGAAACCCAAACAACATTAGGAAATACAACTAATTCAGTAGCGCCAGTCTTGCCAAGCAAGTAAACTTTTTTAAATTCTGCATTTACTCTTCCTTTTGCTATAAGTTCTCTTTTTACCTTTTCTGGAACGAACTTATTATGGCTAAGATTAGAATAAATCATTTTGGTTCCTATTTTTCCAATGAACTTATCATGAAACCAAAATGGTGCATCTGGATTGTAATCTACAAAAGTTCTGATTTTGGCTCTAAACATTAATTGTTCAGCAATTTTCCAAGCTATACCATTTGCCTCATTAATAAAGACATAGTGCCGTTTACCACTCTTAGCGTCTTGCCAATTTTTAAAAGAACTAAACTCTAGTTTTGCACCATTTAGCGCGAATTTAGCAACTTTATCCGTTTTATTGTATTGGTGTTTAAAAAAGTGCCTACAATTTTCAGGAAAAGAGTTAATGATGATGTCTACTACATTGTCAAAATCGGTTATGGCTCCTTTTTTTAGATTAGGTATGTCTTGACCTACTACAGTTGTAACAATCGGCTCTCGCCTGCCTTCTTTGTCGTAGTATTCAGTTGATAACGTTAAATAAAAAAGAACCTGTAAGATACTAAATGTCTTCCCTGACCATGTACCTCCTTGGTTACCAACAACGGGTTCAGTAGCTGCTATATTAGCCAGAAATATGGGTGACTCATAAACAGGATTATTTATTATTATTGTTTGGTTCATCCTCTGTAAAGTCTCTTATGTTTTTTTCTTCACTTGGCAGTATATTGGGCGTGGACGACCCTATATTTAATATCATAGTCCCTTTGAAGGTTCCGTCGTCTTCATTTAATGAGGGTTCATCAAACCCAAGCATTTTATTTAGCATGTTTATAGCCTTTAATTTATCATGCATTTTAATTTTATAGGTCTCCTTGTTCCCGCCTTCAAATTCTGTATGGATATGGGTAAATTCGGATATAGCGGCTTTTTCGTCCTCTGTTAGGTCATCAAAATCTTTAAATTCCGTCCAATTCTTTTTGAAATCAGATACATTAGTATAAGCAACCTTTTTTAATTCCAAAATATTCCTTATAGCTGTTACACCTGTTATTTTAGATAAGTCCTTCTGTATTTCTTCGATATAGGCTTTTACGTTAAGTTTTGTTAAGTTCTGTGAGGCTTGTTCTTTTGCTGTTCTATGGCTATACCCAGCAGCTATTGCAGCCCTAGCACCATTACAGTCAATAACATATTCCTCACAAAATCTACGCTGCTTGTTGGTTAGCGGTTTTTCCTCATCTTTTTTCATAAACGTCTCTATTTATGCTAAAAAATCATTTGATTGTTATCTCACAAAAGTTATTACTTAACTTATGCTTGTATTTCTTCCCATTTTCAATGTCCTCAATAAACTCCCACTCTGTATTGTTATCATAGGTCTTTATTTTGGAGGTATAAAAATCCAAGGCTTTTTGTTCGTCTCCAATCTTAGTTGTTCCTGTTGCGGTATTATTGGTTTTTGGTTCGTATGTGTATTCCTTTATTGTTTTCATTTTGTCATTATGTTAACTGAATCTTTAGCCCATTCTTCGCACCGTTGTCTTATTTGTTTATCAGATGGTTTTCCTTTTTCTTTTTAACTAGCAAAGAATTGGTCTATATTATGGTTTGACCTCTCAGTGAAAACTAATGAGACTAGTGATAATATTTTCACTTCCTCTTTTTTTATTCAAATATCTCTTTTTCTAGATCAATCTTTCGATGCATTAAAGTTATCAGCTTTGTGATTTGCTCCATGTTCTCACCTTCATACTTTAGGTCAAACAAGTAGTCAAATGTCACTGTTTCCATGGTCAACCATTTGTTTATGACATCAACATACTCAGCCGCAGTGGGAAACACTGCGGCTGTAGCAAGGTAATGCATAAGTTCAATATTGTTGCACTTACTCAGATCTTTTATAAAAATCGAACGCTCTTCTTTTTTTATCTTAGCGTTCTTTAGCTTCTGCTTTGCTTTTTTATAAAGGATTCTGAAATCACTATCCCTTTTATATTCGGCAAAGCGCAGCTTATTCAATTTTTTTTTGATTAGTTTGGTTATCATGTTTTTTTATTTCTTTCCAAGCTTGCTTTAAGCAGAACTCAACTCCATAAAGAGAATGGAAATGGCTACGTTCAAAAAATTTGCCTTTCATATTAGTAAGGCTAATTCTCCTTGATATTAAGCTATCTTGGTAAGCTCTCATACGCCAAAACAACAGCGTATCTATTTTTGGAACTTTTTGAAGTTCTGTTATTTCGGTTTTAACATTATGTTGATTACATGACATTAAAGATAGCAAAAAAATAATACTTAAAAAAATCTTTCTCATTAGGACGTTGTCTCATGTGGGGATGTTAAAAAATAAAAACTAGAGATTCATTTCAATTACTTTCAGGTTTTTGAGCAAGTTCGGAAGTCTATACTCCTACTTTGTTAATAATTTCATTTGTGCTTAACTGGGTTGTTTTTTGGACTACTTGATTGCTATAATTATTAAACGCTTTTATCTTGGCTTTTTTATATCGATCTATTTTTTTCATTGTACATAATCTCTATTGCTTCATCAAGGAATGCTTTTATTAATTTTGCCTCGCAAGTTGTTAATTTTAACACTTTTAAAACGGGAGGCTGCGATCAAAACAACCTCCCTATACTAACCGAAATAAAACAAAATATTATAGTAACACAGTCGGGAACCCAAGACCCAAGCCTCTAACTAACTGAGCTACTAGAACGTTTTAAACACTACCAAGCCCCGATATAATCAGAGCGAGGTAGACGGGGGATTTGAATTTATTTTATAGAAGTCCTTTTTCCATTAGGAATTCTTTCATTTTGAATTTGGCTCCAATTTCTCTTGGGGCTGACTGACGGAATAAAGTTCTATAAACTCCTTCTTCTATTAAATCTAAGCCATTTGCAGGAGGGGATTCTAATGGAACAAACTGAACATACTCAACAATATCCTTACCTTTACCTTTTTCCTCCTTTACAACCAACTCAAAAACTTTCGATGTACCAAAACCTTCAATTACAATTTCATCAGGAAGGGTTTGAAATAAAGCTACCAACTTGTCCCAAAGTTCGTGCGCTTCCTCTATTATTTCGGGTAAATCTTCTAAGATAAAGTCCTTAATCGTTAGGATTGTTTTACCATTAATTTTTTCTAAGAAAGAAAGATTAACAACTCCATTTTTGGAGCTATTTACTTTAGCTGTTTTGTTATTTATTTTTACAATTTGCATGTTTTATTGTTTTATCGGCTTCCAAAATAATGGATTATATAATTTGGTTATAAGAAGCCACCCCGAAAGGTGGCTATTGTTTTGTTTTGGATACCATTTCTAAAATCAACGATTAAGAAATAATTACAATACGAAGATAAGGCATTGTTTTTGAATTTCCAAGCTTTTGAAAATTTTTATTTGTTTTTTTTAAAAATTAGAATGGTAATTCATCTACAAACAAGTCTGCTGGTGGTTCTGCATCAGCAGATTGAAAAGGTGTTTCAGTCGTTTGAGGGGCTTTATCTTGCTCTTTTTCTAAGCGCCATGCATTTAGAGATACAAAATACTTCACTTCATTTTTAGGGCTTGTCCATTCTCTCCCACGAATGTTGAAGTAAACAACAATGTTTTCTCCTTTCTTAAAGTCTAAAATTTTATCGCAATTATCTTGTGTTAGTTCAAATTTAACCAATTGAGCATATTTGTCATCTGTTTTAATAACAAACTCACGTTTTTTAAATGAGTCGCTAACTTGTACCGTTTCAAATACCTGGTATACTGTTCCTGTTAATTTTAATTCTGACATTTTATTTATTGTTAAGTTTTGAAAAATCAGTTAATGGCATAGAACTATAATTTATAAGATTATCTCCCGTATTACTAACTGTTATTATATTACATCCATGTTGAAATATTAAATCGTCTTTTAAACCCATTGCTTTATGCACATGCAAGAATAGACTAACCATCTGCATACGTTTAATATCTACTTTTTCTAATTGCTTTTTTAGGATTTCTGCTTCCTCTTTTAAGGCATTATACTTTGTATCCACTTCTGTTAATAATCTGTATGTTTGCCCTGCATTATCAGCAGAGTTTCTAACTACATCACAGACCCCACTGTAACTATATCCTGTTTCCTCTATTAATGACATTGTTTTTAATTTAGATTGTTTTATTAATGTGTTTTAATTCAATCGTTCTATTCCAATAACCAGCAACCGTTTTAGTTTCAGCTGGTCAATTTGATACTTAAGTTGTATTATTAGTTGCTGCTCTGTTGTCTTTGCGGCTTGTAGTTCTTTATTAGCCTGCTTTTTTAGTATTATTAGGCTGTGTTCAATCATTGTTCAAAAGTTCTGGGTTGTCGTGAATGTTGCCTATTACTTCAAAGCTTTCTTCGTGCAATCCATACAAAGAGCTAAAAGTAAAAGGTGGCATTTCTTCTAAATTTTCATACCCTGTGTAGTCTAAGAAAGCGTTATCCATCTGGTCAACAACCTTTACCCCGTATGAACCGACAGCCGCTATCAAGACAACAACACCTTTAAACTCTTTTTCAATTTCGGTACCATCAAAAAGAAATTGATGCACTAAAATCACATCACCTTTGTAAATGTCGCGCTCGTTTTGGTCTGGAAACCCTATGTACTGCCCCACTGTTTCGGGGTCTACTGTTCTCATACGCTCGAATGCTTTCTTTATAAAACATTTCGCTCCGTCGTAATAAATAAATCCATAAACCCACTCACCATTTTCAATACATTTCGCTCTAAATTTGTAATCCATTGTAATTATAGTTTTATTAGTTAATGATTGTTTTAATTCTGCCCCGACTTGCTGGAAGATTTTCTGCATAAACATACACTTTCCTTTGCTCAGTCGGTTTATTCTTTCGTCTATTTCTTTGGGTG